AGGATAACAACATTAACCTACAAACGTGGAAACACAAAAGAACAATACCATATAGTTAATGGTTATAGTCAAGTAAGATAGTGATGTGCTAACTACACACTCTATGAATTTGAAACTGCGGTAAACTGAAAGACTACGCTGTTATTAGATATAAATAAGAAGGTAATACCTCTGAAGGAATATCCGTATTAGCAGAGTATTGTAGGTAATAATAACAATAACATTAACCTACACCAATGGGTATAAAGAAGATAGAACAGAAATACTCAAGTATGAAGGGCCTCTGCTATGAGTTATCTCAGCCTAGGGAGTTCTATCTATCCCCAAAGGTGTAGGTTATTCTTTTTTAACTAACTAAAAACAATAATAATATGGAAGAAATGTATTTGTACTTTGATGGATTCAAAAATCCTGTAATGACATTCAATGTGTCTATTATTAATGATATATATGAATGGTGTAGAGCATTATGTATGTCTTTTACAATAGATGGATATTCATTCAGACCTTATAATGATGATATACGTCTGAGAGATACAAGACCATCTTATACTATACCCCATATGGATATATGGGATAAAGAAGTATTCAGAGAGATAATCAACAACTTTGGACCACGTTAATAACACATAACTATGCAACAAGAATCAGCAATACAAGCAATAAAAAACATCATGAAGATGTTGAACATAACTCCTGAACAACTACAGGATAATACTCAATCTACACCTGAACAAAAGAAAGAACCTATACTGGTTACTGAAGATGGTGTAGTGATATATGATGAAGAAAAGATGCTCTATGGTATACAAAAAGGTATTCTAACTAATCATGCTTACTGGAGAGCAAGAAACTGTACAGAAGAAAATGAAGCACATACATACCTCTGGTTCTCTACATCTGAAGCAAAAGATGAGTATATAAATAACCATAGAAAGATGTACAGTCTCAACCAGATAAAAGAAGCATATGCAAATCTACCAAGTATAAATGAACTACCAAGTTGGTGGGAGTTCAAACAATGTCTACAATAATAAAAACTGACAACTATGCAACAAAAAGAAAAATATCAATTTCCACTCATAGATGTAGTACTATATGCTAAAGGTCATTATAAACGTACTGATAGCATATGGTATGATATGGCATTGTGTCTGTGGAAAAATGGAGAAGGTTATGGACCATTCCATAGCTATAGTGAAGATATTAAACTCACTCCACAAGAAGAATGTTATAGAGAAAGAGCTGGTATATGTGATATCATAAGAAGCAGAGTAAGAAAACTGATAATAAATCAACCATTTAGAGAAGAACAGATAGTACACCACATATCTCCTGAAGAAAGCTGGAAGGTAGGTTATTATACTAAATCTTCACAAATTCCCATGTACAATAGAACAGAAGACATGCCTGAATGGGAATATTGGGAAGCAGTACTAAGAGCTCATCTATCAGAACTATGTCATATGACATGTCATGAACTAGGTTATGATAACTGGGATAACTTTGTATGTACTATAACAGAACTACAGAAAGAAACACCTAAAGTAGAATCGGAAAATTAATAACAATAACAAACTAAAAACATCACAATCATGATCAAGTATTGCATCACATTCAGAAACAAGACATACCAGCAATTCATAACAAGTTACGGTAAGCTGAAAAAGAGATATAAGGGCCTTGTAGTATCCTTCAAACATAAACTGGAGAATGGACTATATAGTGGTAGTATTATAGTAAACTATCCATAATAGGCTATAGAGAGTTAGTTAAATGGATATAACGGGAATCTTCTAAATTCTTATTACAGGTTCGATTCCTGTACTCTCTGCATTATTCATCAATAAAAACAATAGTATATGCTAGTACATTATTATCCAGATCCAGAAGATATAAAACAGAAAAGATATATAAAAACAGAATGTATCTCATCATTCATGTATGTAAACGGAGATATATACAAGAAGATACTAATAGTATGTGGAGGAGTACAACATCTAATGTATCTACCTAAATACACAGAGGAGTCAAAAATAACACAAGAACTCATCCAACTACAAAGAAGTAATGATGACTATAGATACGAGTTCTTCACAATAGTAAATATAACAGACTAATATGGAAAACAGAACAAAAGCAGAAATAGCTGCTGAGAAATGGTATAACCCAAACGAAGTAAAAACTGAAATAGACTATGCTGGCTATACAGGATATATATCAGGATATGAACAAGCACTACGAGATAACACACTCTGGAAACCTGTAATGCCTAACCATACAGAAGATATAGATAGAGGTATAATAGGGCTGGTAAAAGGCACTACAGATACTGTAGTAATAGGACTGTTGAAGGATGTGTGGAACAATGGTAAAGTAACACTACACTCTGGATACTATCAGAATGTAATAGAGATATCTCATTATATCACAGTAGAAGACCTGTTGAAACTGCAACATGAAAGTAATACACCAAAAGACTAAAACACTCATAACAAGAGATAATGGTAGATCTGCAGATGCTATATCACCTAATCTAGTATATGGCTGCTGTGGAGGGTGCCTTTCCTCCTACTGTTATGTTGCTAGATACAACAATGACAAGGTATACATCAATGACAATACTGAGCAGATATTACAGTCAGTAGATAAGTGGATAGAGAAACAGATATGGCCTAAAATACCTAATCAGACAGACCCTGTATACTATACAGTAGATATAGGCTGCAGTACTGATGTAGCTCTTATGGGTAAGTTCTATGACTGGCAAAAGGTATTCACATTCTTCAATAACCATAGCAAAGGTAAAAGTACATTCGCTACTAAATATCCTACAAGGTTCAGAGAGTATGATATAGACCCTGCAAAGAATAGAATAAGAGTATCATTGATGCCACAGATATACAGTGATATACTGGAACCTAATACAGACCTTATAGTAGATAGAATACATGCTATACACAACCTACAGAGTAGAATGGAGGTACATATCAACTTCAGTCCTATCATCTATGAAGATGGATGGCTACAGGAATATGATAAACTGTTCCAAATGCTCAAAGTACAAGGTATAGAAGTACCATGTGAATGTATATTCCTAACCTATAATACTATACAACATGAAAGGAATAGTGATGAGGTCAATAATCTATGCTGGAAACCTCATATACAGGAACATAAAGACTCTACATATGCATCAGATAATATAAGGTATAAGTGGCAACTGAAGAATGATATGGTAAAGCAGTTCAAAGAGCTATATAGTAAGTACTTTAACCTAAATAACATAAGATACATATTCTGAGTAGTGAAATAAACCTATAAACCCTATATCTGTATAAAGGCTAAAACAGAAGGAAAAGTCGGCCTAATAGAACTAAAATGTACAATAATCACTAAAACACAATAAAGTATATGAAAAGAATAAGAGAACCAATCCCAGAGAATCTAAAAGTAAAACTCTCTACTGAGCAAGAATGGAAAGATGTACTACAGATACTGGAAGATGATGACTATCTGTGGGTAAATGGGTGCAAACCTACAGCATGGCGCAGTAAGAAATATAATATAGTACATCTCAAAAATAAACTAATATATACTACTAATGATGAAAAAGATACTATCTCAGCTCAGTCATTCATAGGTACCTATAGTGAGAAGATACTGTATGAAGTAGGTGACGTAGTAGTAGTAGAGAAAATAGGAGAAGACTGGGATAATAAAAGTAGTATAGGTAAAACTGCTAAAATCACCGAAATAGGATCTTGCGGTTCAATACTACTGGACAATAATAAATATCGTATCAACTATAGGTCAGAATGGCTAAGACCTGCTACTGAAGAAGAGATAAAGGTATATCAACAATCTCAGAAACCAGTAGAAGATAAAATAAAGGTAGGAGACCATATAATAGGTAAAGATGCATATGTACCAGATGTGGTATGTAAAGTATATGAAATAGAAGGAAACTACTATAAATATACATATCCTAGTGGTAGAGAAGATAAGTGTCAACTAAGATATATCAGAAAAGCTACACAAGAAGAAGTAGATAAGCACTATCCTCCAAAACCAGTAGATAACCGTACTAAATTATCCTTCAAAACTGAAGATGGATATGATCTGTATGATGGAGATCATGTACATTGGATAATGGATACTAAAGTACCTCCAAAACCATGGGTGTATCAACAACTAAATGGTGTAGGTGAGTGGAGTCTTCAGTACATAGAAAGAGATAATAGGATATTCCACTCTAAAGAGAATGCAGAGAAGTATATAGAAGAGCAGAATAGACCAAAAGAACCAGTATATACTGTAGGTGACTGGGTATGTCTAAAACCTGATATGATGTATGGTGTAATAACCAAAGAACTGAAGTCTAACACACCCTATAAAGTAGCTAAGGAAAGTATAACAGGTACATGTATAGAGCTGGAAGGGTATAGTGAGACATTATCAAAAGACAGATTCAGACCAGCAACTCCTGAAGAAATAGCTAAAGCTACTGGTATTAGTACTGTAAAGGAAAGTATATCAGTAGAGAGAAGGTGGAAAGTTGGAGATAAGTTCAAAACAATCAAAACAAGAGGGGATATTCAAAGTATATATACTATAGAAAACTCTTCTAATGGTGACTATCGTATAACTTGGGATGATGAGCATCGAGATGGATATACTGCAAAAGAAATAGATAACTATCTTGCATTAGGTACATGGATACTATGTGAACCTGAACCATGGACATTATCAGTACCAGTAAAAGAAACTCCAGTAGGCAATAATATCTGGAATGATATCAATGTAACAACAATCACAGATCAACAACCAGTAATAGTAGTAGGAGATACAGTAGAGGTAAAGGTATACTGTAATATTATAGATGGTGAAATAGGAACTGTAATAACAGTAGATGATAGAGAAACTACTATGCCATATGAGGTAAAAATTCCAAATAAAGGAACATTTTGGTTAACTAAAGAAGAAGTAAAAAAAGTAACAACAAATCAAAAATCACAAACAAAAATTAAAGAAAATGACAAAGACAACCAAACCAACAGCAACAACAGCAACCAACAATCAATCAGTAAACAACAAAACAATGACCAAAAAAGTATCTCTTACGTTCGAAGAAATCCAACGATCATTGAAGGATCAGGAGACCATTCAGGAAAAGCAATTGCAACAGTGTGTAAAGTCAAACCTACGATCTCTAAAAAATAACATAGAGGCTACAGTAGAAGCACTGGAAAATGCAGAAGGTCAGTATGAACAACTGCTCCAAAAAGAGAAAGTGGACTGGGAAGCAGTAGTAAATAAAGATGCAGAAATCAAAGGTCTGGAAGAAGGACTGAAGAAACTACGCATCCTTAGAGACTCTTTGTTCCCATCATGGAAGACTATTCTTATCCAAGATTAATATACGTGTCCTAATCAACAACAAGAGCTGATGTGTCTACATTAGCTATCTTATTGTATATTGCAATGAAAAAACTACAGCACATGAAACAGTACAAAGATCCACAAGAATATGAGGATGAACAGCCTCAAGATATCTGTTAATCACTAAACACACTAAAAAGATATGAATAATCAAATAGATCCAATAACAGTAATGTTATTCTTTGCATTAATATGTAGTGTATGTTGCACAATGGCAGCATACAACTTTGGTAAAGCCGATGGTAGAAAACAAGCTACTGATGACTGGAATGAACTACTAAACAAAGTAGAAAAAAATAATAAAAGTACTGTAGATGGTTACAAAGAACTCATAGATGAACTAATGCTCACTATAGAGAATAAGAGCAAGATAATAGAAGAGTTCAAGAAACTGCATATAGAAGATGTAAAGGAAACTAAGAAAGAACCTGTACAAAGGCTATGGAAGGTAGGTGATAAATTCACTGTAAAAGGAGATCCTTATAATCCTATGTATACAGTAGGAGAGATAATTCAAGGAGATGCAGTAAAAATACACTGGACAAACGGATATACAACATTTTCATGTAAAGTAGTAGATAGTATATGGGGAAAAGAATGGATACTAGTACAAGATACTAATCCTAGTGATGGATGTTAAACTATAGCGTATGACCAGAATATGCACTACAATAGCAATAATCTGTATAGTGGGTATAATATATTCATGGAACATAGAAGAACCTGTTAAGATACAGGTACAAGAACTCAAGAATGCATCTACTGCAGGTGCTATAGTGTTCCTGTTACTAGCCATTATAGGATGGAAGACTAAAGCAGTGAAAGAAGAATAAAGAAATTATAGTGTGATGTGATGAATAAGTACCTCCTGTTGTGTCTACATCTTGGGAGGTTATTGTTATGTCTATTAATGAATCTAAAAACTAAAAAATATGGAAGATATAAGTATAATAATCAAACAAATGAGAGAAGAGAGAATGAAAAACAGCTCTCAGATGAGGTTAGGACAGATAATAAAAGCTATAGAAGATATAATAGCTAAAGATCCTGAAAAAGAAAGAAGTGTAGAATATTCCTTTGGTAGTGCTATACCTACTACATTAGACTCATGGAGAGGCAGCTATGCTGAACTAGCTCTGGGATATACTCTAACTGGATATGATGCTGATGATAGTAATCATCATGGTAAAATATCAGCAGAAGAACTACTCAAAGAGCTAAAAGAAGCTATAGGTAAAGAGTATACAGGATGGAAAGGTGGTGAATATACAATGAATGAAAATACTCCTGTATGGGTAGCTAATCCCGGAAACTCTGGTAATACAGTTATAGTAGATGTACTGGATGAAGGATGGGGAATAATACTGATAACTGGATATTGTAAATACTAAAAACTAAATAACAATGAAAAGTAGAAAATATTCAGCAGTAGTATCATCAATACTAGCATCTATAGCAGCACTTGTAGGAGCAATCCTGTGCCCTAATGAATACAGATGGGTAGCAGCATTCATACTATGTATAATCGCTATGCTAGATGGTATCAGAACAAAACTAAATGACCTGATAGAAGAAATACAAAACCTACAAAAATATACTGAGGAAGAGAACAGCTAATGTATGAAAGAGATAATACAACAGATAGCAATAGAAAATGATATTCCTAACTGGCAATATCCTGAATAATAACAATCAAAAACTACATTATGACAAATAAATGGTTATTAATACAGAATAAAGGAGAGATAGACATCAATGCTCTTATCCTAATGGGAGGATCAACTAAAAGAGATAATGAAAATGCTATTGGTTTTTTCGGATCAGGTAATAAGTATGCTATAGCACTAATGCTGAAAAAAGGTATAAAGTTTACTATGTACTCAGGACTAAGTGAAATACAAATAACAACTAAGCAAGTAGAGTTCAGAGATAAAAACTTTCAACAGATACTAATCAATGGACAAGAAACATCATTAACTACTGATATGGGACCTCAGTGGGAATCATGGATGTCAATCAGAGAATGGGTATCAAACTCTATAGATGAAGGAGAAAGTAATGTTATTACTGATACTACTATAAAAGATGGTAAAGAAGGATATACAAGAGTATATATAGAGCATCATCGAGATATAATAGAAGTAATAAATAATTGGAGTAAGTATTTTGCATTTGATCGAATAGATTCTATAGTAAGTAATCAAGATGGTACTATATATCCAAATATAGACCATGAAAAAAGCTCATTGCTACTATACAGAAAAGGTATACAATGTTATCATATGCCTACTCAAAAAGCATTATATACATATGATATACCAGTACTACCAATTAATGAAAGTAGAGTGTTATCAAGTACATGGGATGCAAGAGTATATATAGCAAAGTTCTTGAATAAAAATGCTACTGTAGAAATTGCTAGATATATACTATTTAATGGGGCTGTGAATAACTACTATGAAAATCACCTAGACTATTCATATTGGATAACTACCAAGATGTGTGATAGCTGGAAAGAAGCTATAGGGGATAGAATTATAGTAAATAATGATGTTAGTGGATTCTTTATGAAAGAAATGACTGAAAATCCACATTATAGAGTATCAGTAGAACTAGCAAAGGCTATCAAGAAATCATTCCCTGAAATAAAAGTGTATGGAGTAGGTCAAGATGATAGAGGTAAATTAAATTGGAGAACTGTAGAAACTACTAAAAAGATAGACTACATGCTCAAACAAGCAACCAACTTCTGCAAAGAGATAGGATATAGTATAAACTATGACATAACAATAGTAGAATTTGATAAAGAAGATACTCTTGGACTAGCTCATAATAATAATATCTACATTGCTGCAAAAACCTTTGATATGGGGATGAAAGAAGTAGTAATGACTATATTAGAAGAGTCAGAACATCTGAAAACTAAATACAAAGATGAGACTAGAGAATGGGCTACACACTGGATCAGAATGTATGTTACATCTAAAGAAGAAGCACACGGAATATTCCTTTAATAACAATCAAAAACAAACTTATCATGACAAAAAGAATCACAAAGAGCACACTAATTCTTGTAGGTGCTACACTAGGTACATGCACAGTATGTATTCCTGAAGTAAAAGCTAAACCTACACAAGAAGTAGTAGCTAAGTATATTAAGAATGGTAAATACTCAGCTACAGCATCTGAAGAACGTAAAAAAGAACTCATGAAGAATATCCAAGCTATAAGGGCTAAAATCAGAAAAGCTCATAGCAAACAATGGGTACAGGTAGATGATAACACTAAGATGTACACAGATAATCCAGTATATCTGCTACAGGCTAAGAGATATCATGCACAGAACAGACTAATCAACACAATATTCAGTAAATAATCTATAGCACCCTGTAGGATAGATACCTACCAGTGCTAATAAAAACTGTAGTATGAGCAAGAAAATAACAATAATGGTACCTTATGTTATAACAATAGACAAAGATGCCAAAAATGAAAAAGAATGTCTGGAACAAGCTCTACAATATATAGTAGAAGGTGTAACAGAAACTTGGAGTAGTATGGGGTATAATGTAAAAAGACCAAATGTTACTAAAAAGAAACTCAAAGATATAAATAAAGTAGAACTGTCTAAACTGCAATAAGATGAAGATTATCACGATAAAAAACGGATGTTATAAAATTATAATAACTCCCGAAGATGCTATAGAAAAAGCTATATTACTAGAACTATCTAAAAACCCTGTAGAGATCATAGTACCAGATAGAATAGAGGTGTTAGACCAGAATCTCACAGACTCTGTTATTATAACTAATGTAAAGCCACAATAATGAGAATATATAGAGATGCAGATGCACAAGACTGGGGTGGAAACTGGCCTCAAGAATGGATAGACAGATACAATAATGGTATGAAAGGTGGGTTCAAAAAGATATCTGGACCAAAGCAAGAAAAGAGATGTAATGCAAGTGACCATAATCCACCATCTCATGTAATACTGGAACCCGGACAATATGAGTATACATGTTCATCATGTGGACATACAACAACAATAAATGTACCTGAAATAAGATATTTATAATGAAAACCAGATACAAAATGAGCAGAAATGGATGGTCATATTCTCAACATGTAGATATAGACGGCAATCCTGTAGAGAGGCCAAGAGAGAAATATCCATACTCATATGACCCATATGTAATACACAAGAAAGGAGATAACTATAATGCTGTAGTATACTCAGACAGGTTGTGTCAGTGGAGCTATGATAAATATCAAAAATGCAAAAGAGATGTATGGGGTACAGAGTCTGACTACTTTGATGAAAAATCATTCTGTAGTCTGGAAAAGTTCCTACAGCTCTACATGGAGAACGATAATCTTGAACTAGTAGCAGTAACTCAAGGAGCTAATATGAGTACAGGATACCCATACTGGGTATTTTACTATAACACAAACGATAGAAAAGATGAACACAAACATTGAACATCTATATAACATAATGTCAGAACACTGGTTATTAACTCTATTCTTAGGGTTGATAGCTCTGTGTATATTAGAGATAATATGTAGAACTATAGTGTATATAGTAATGTTCTTAAAAGGTAAATAAAAAAAACAAAGAAATGAATAACATTAACTACGAGCAGGAGGTAAAAAAGATGTATCCTGATGCGTTTATAGAAATTGATACAAGTAGTATTGATAATGATATGGTATGTTGGGTTACTGATGGCAACGGAAATAGAATTTCAGATCTTTTTTGTGACTTGCAACCTTACTTATGGCAATCATCATACGAAATTCTCAAAGGACAAGGTAAAATATGAACTCTAAAACAACTATATCATGGAATCCTACATGGAATCTAGAAGTAGACAAACCTTGTGATCTAATGCAATCACCGCATGGTAAATGGTTCATGATGAAAGTGAAAAGAGCATATGGTAAATACAAGAATAAGAAACATAAGTGGTTGAAGAAATGAAAACTAAAGAAAAGTTCCTATCTCTGGTAGATACCAATGATGATAGTATATTACAAAATATAGAAAGGCGTAAAAAGTGGAGATGGTTCATAGACATTAAGAACAAAATACTGATAAAATACTATATAATAAGAGACAAAATAATACACTAGTATTGCAATAAATAGAAAGAAGATATGAAGAAACAACCTACAGTATGGTATATAGGACCTAAAGGAGATTATAGCGAGAAAATAAAATTCACTACTATACAACATTGTTATGACTACTGTAAGGATAAGATGATATTGGCAGAGGATATAGAAACTTCATATCGATATCCATTAGGTACATTCAAAAATGAACATATATATCAACCGGGGTTAGATCCATATCTTACTAATATTGTGATGTTGCAGATAGGAGATCTAGAAAATATCTTTGTTATAGATACCAGAACTACTAATATAACTCCTATACTACCATTATGGGAAAATAAAGATAGACTGTGGGTAGGAGCTAATCTTAGATTTGAAGCTAAACATCTGCTACATAACTACGGTATAATACACCATAAAATATGGGATATTATGTTAGTAGAAATGAATCTTACTAATGGAATGAAAATGTCTTATTCTTTAGCTGCTATGGCCTACAGGTATTTGGGAATAAAACCAGCAGAAGATATAGATCTTTTTACTCAACTAGAAGATGAAGAAGAATATATCAATAAATCTATTAGATTAGGGTTCTTGACTATAGGTAACAAACTATTCTCAGAGGCTCAGATATTATATGGTAGTGATGATATTCTATACCCACTGGAGATAAAAAAGAGACAAGCACTAGGGTATAAAGGATACAATCCAAAAGAAGTACATCTACTGGAAAATTCATTCTGTCTGGTATTAGCTGATATAGAACTCAAAGGAATGGCTATAGATACTAAACTGTGGCTAGAAAATTATGAGAAGAATAAGTTATTATATCAACGTAGACTAGAAAAACTGAATGAATATGTAGAAAACAACCATATTGAGTTCTGTGAACCTCCTAGTCTGTTTAATACTAAGCCAAAATGCAAAATAGAGTGGACAAGTAGTAAACAAGTAATAAAACTGTTCAAAAAACTAGAAATATGTCCACAAGAGAAAAGCAAACAAACTGGTAAAATAGAATATACTGTAGGTGCTACAGCATTGGTAAAAACTCTCCCTAATGAATACAAAGAAAAATATAATAATGATGAAGAAACTGATATAATAGAGAAAAAAGATCTCATCCTAAATTATCTATTATTATCAGCGACAGCACAGTCATGTACTACATTCGGAGAAGAATGGTTAAAGTATGTACATCCTATTACTGGCAGAGTACACAGCTCGTATAGACAGATACTACACACTGGCAGAATAAGCTCTAATAGACCAAACCTACAAAATATACCAGGAGAAGAAGAGTTCAGAAAGTGTTTTATAGCTACTAAAGGTTATAAACTAATAAATGCAGACTATAGCTCTCAAGAATCCAGAGTATTAGCAGAAGTATCTGGAGATGAGAAAATGCTATCATTCTTTAATGAAGGACACCCTATACATAAAGATGACTTTCACTGCTTTGTAGGTAGTGCAATGTTCTCTATATTAAGAAATGAACCTAACCTAATAATCACTAAAAAAACACATCCTAAAGAAAGAACTATTGCTAAGACAATATCTTTTAAGACAGCTTATGGAGGTTCTGCACATACTATGAAAGATGACTTTGGAGTAGAAGAAGAAGTAGCTCAAGAGTTTATTGATAGTTATATGAATGCATTTCCATCACTAAAAGATTTCTTTGAAAAAGGTAAAAAACATGCTGTAGAAAATGGATATATAGATATAGCACCAGACAGAAGATATTGGGAGAAGAACTTTGACAGAATGAAAGAACTTAATGAATCTATATGGAAGTTCTATCCTAATAACTATAAGGAACTGCCTAAAGAGAAAAAAGAGAAGGTAAAAAAAGAAATATATGAAAAACATCCTGAACTAAAAGAAATGTGGAAGGAGTATTTTGTAATGAAAGGAGACTTGGAAAGAGCTAGTCAAAACTACAAGATACAAGGGTTTGCAGGTGCTCAAACTAAAATGGCAGCTATACAGGTAAGAAAAAAACAAATAGCTAATGGTTGGAGAGATAAAATATACCTTACAAATCTGGTTCATGATGAGGTTATAGCTGAAGCAATAGAAGGAATGGAAGAACAAGGTAGAGCTCTTATAGAAGACTGTATGGTAAGAGGAGCTATGTTCTTCTGTAAAAAAGTAAAAATGAAAGCAGATGCTGTTAAAGTAGAATACTGGCATCATTAAAAACAACAATATAATGAAAAAGTGGGAATACGATGTGACAGATAGTGACTACTCTGTACCACAACTGGAAGAAGTTAAATATAGAAATGCTGAAGGGTGGGAGATGTATGCTGTACTGAAAGTATATGACTATGATGATGACATATACATGTTCTACTGGAAAAGACAAGTAACAGTACTAACAGAAGAAGAAGAAGAATAACTAAAATCAATCACTAAAGTACAATATAGAGTGTATATTGCATACCCTCGTAAAAAGAAAGAACTAAGATGGAACTATCAATAAAAGCACATGAAGGAGAAGATCATGTACAGGCTACTATAGTAATATCAGATGATAGTACAATACATACTGCTATTAATGCAATGGTAAAACTATTAATAATAGCAAGCTACTCAGAAAAACAAATAGAAGAAGCTATTAAAGAACTATATCAACAATAGTAGTATGGGTATAGGTAGTCTGGTAGAACTGATAGATGATAACTGGGGTAAAAGAGGACATGCAGGTGAGATATTCCCAGTAAAAGGACCTATATACACAGTAAGAGATATTGAAGATACTGATACTGGTCCTGCTATAAGGTTAGAAGAGATAATCAATAAAGAGTATCTATATCAAGATGGATATGGGGAAACCTGTTTTCTGATGAAAAGATTCAGAGAACTGGTACCACCTATAGATGTACAAGAGATGGTAGAACAATATGAACTAGTGTAAAAAAAACTAATAAAATGGGACTAATAAACATGTTATTCGGTAGTAGTACTACAGATAATAATAAGAAACAGTTTGACTACAGTAAGCTGGAGAAGATAGGATACACATCAAAACCTAAAACTGTACAAGAGATAGTAGAAGAGATACATCACTCATTCAATACTGCAGCAAATAAGGCACTGGAAGAAGCTAATAGAATAATAGGCAATGCTGCAGAAATTGATCCTATTATAGATCAAATGAGAGAATGTGGTTTTAGTAATGTATCTAAAGTAAAGAAAGGTATAGAAGAGAAACAAATACTCAAGCTAGCTAAAGAAGAAGCAGAACTAATAACCTACTATCAGCAGACATATCCTGTGTATAAGTTCATAACAAAAAAGCAAATACAAAAGATATGTGAGAAATATGGACTAGTATGGGGAAAATCTAATAGATATAAAGGAGATATACCTTATAAGAGTATGCATGAAATATCTACATTCAAGATAAAAAATCCTATTAAAGAAGAAGACTGTGTATATTACAAAGAAATAAGTCATAGTACTTATATTTTTCCAAGTCAATATTCAGAGTATGAATATCAACAAGAAGCTATTAGAAATGGCTATACACCTAGTATAACTAGAATATACAAAGATACAACATTCACTATCTGTGCTCCTGTAAATGACATGGATATGACAAAAGCAGAACTCAAAGATCATAAAATAGTAGATATACCTGATCCTGTAGTACTGTATCCAGTACGTGGAGGAATGTATTGTATTGTATCTGCATGGGGACCAGAAGCGTCAGATGAATATGTAGTAAATCAGAAAATGAACTAAAATGAAAACAGAGAAAAAATCTAAGAAAGAGAGTATTGATAGTACTGTCTATATATTCCATAGAGGAGATATGTGGTACCCTATAGAACTAACTGATGATGAAGATGCAATAAAAAATGCTCTTTGTAATCCAGGTACAACTGCTGTAGAAAATACACAAACAGGACAGATAATATGGAAAGATAAAATGAACTAACTATGGTGACAGAAAAAGAGTTTGATAGTATAGTACAGTATGTAAAAGAACAAATGCTCAAATATGAAGGAGTCTATGTTAACTACGAAGAATGGAAAGAACTAAATAAGAAAGGTAGAAAGAAAGCTGAGATAACTGGTAAATACGCAGAAGAATGGAAGAAGTTCTGGTCACAATGGCCCTCTATGAGAACATTCGAATATAAAGGTAGAAAGTTCGTATGTAATAAACCATTCAAAGGAGCAGAAGAGAAGATGTATCAGAAATATGTAGCTATACTGGAGAATAAGAAAGAAAATATCACACCAGAACAGCTATATGAATGTGCCAAGAAAACACTACTCTACTGTATGCAAGAAAGCTATAGAAGAGGTACTAATCAGATGGAATACCATAGTGGCATGGAGCCATGGCTAAACCAGCGTCAGTATAGAAACTGGTTACATATAGAGGTAGTAGAAGACTACTATAAACCAACAGTAAGTAGCTCATTAGATATATGACGGAGTTTGAAGAAATACTAAAAGAAATAGAAGCAGGTAAGTCAGGTAAAAACTCATCTGTATCTATGGGGTTCCATAAACTGAATAAGTATATAGGAATCAGAAAGAAGATAATGACATTAGTGTTCGGACCTACAGGTAGTGGTAAGTCAAGTCTCTGCTATGATGCATGGATACTCAATACATTCGATCAATGGATGGCTAGAAAGAAGCAGACTCCTGTAAAAGTTAAGCCTATATTGTTCTCATTCGAAAGAAGTAAGATATACACTAAGACAAAATGGCTATCTAGACAGATATTCAAAAGTCAGGGTGTTATAATACCTATAGGTAAGATACTAGGATGGTGGGAAGACAATAAACTGACACTAGATGAACATGATCTTATAGAGATGTGCGAAGACTATATCAATGAACTCATGGAATATGTAGATGTTATTGAAGGAGCACAAAATCCAACCGGATGTTATAAATATATGAAAAAGTATGCAGAAGATAATGGGAAGATAGAACATATATCTGAGCATAAAAGAATATATCTACCTAATAATGAGAATGAGATAGTGGTACCTATTGTAGATCATATAGGACTGACCAAGTTAGAGAGAGGTTATACTACCAAAAAAGAAGCTATAGACAAGCTGAGTGAATATGCACAAGAATGGAGGGACTTTTATGGATATAGCCCGGTATTCATAGCACAGCTAACAAGAGAATTAGGTAGTGCTCAATGGCAGAAAATGGGAGAATTTGAACCTACTATAGATCAAGTGAAAGAATCTGGAGCTCCGGGAGAGGCATCTGATCTAGTGTTATCTATATTCGATCCTATAAGGTATAATACAGGAGATATAGGCGGTTATGAACCTAAAATGTTCATTAATCCTGAAACAGGAGATAAACCGTTTAGAAGTGTAAAGATACTAAAGAATACCTATGGTGCAGATGGTATAAGATGTGGTATGGTGTTACACGGAAGTACGGGAATGTTCAAAGAATTGCCTAGAAAAGATAAAATAACACCAGATCTGTATGAAAAAGTGATGTCAGGTATGTATTATCTACAAGATTAAACAAACAACAAATGACAGCAGTATATAAAAACAGATATGGGGACTACAGGTACTTCCATGATGATGGTAATGGGCAGATATGGATGACAGGTAATATACTCTCTATGAGATATGGAGGTAATGTAGAGAATAGTAGTATATCATATTGTGATGCAGATGGAGGTCCCTACATAGAAATAGGAGATGACCTGCAGTTCCTGTACAAAGATGGTAAATCAAGAGTAGTAGAGAAGATAGAAGGTGGAGAGATATTAAAGTTGTGGTATAAAATGCAATAATATGGAAGTTAAAATAGAAGTAGATAAGTATCTGACAGAGCAAGAAATCAAGGAAATAATAGAAGATGAAGTAAGATCTTGTATTAGGTATAGTCTAGGTGGTAAGACGATACCTTGTGATAGTGGTAGGGCTCTAATGGTTATAGTAGCTAAAACATTAGCTAAGGATGAAATAGAGAAAATGATACCAAACTTCAGGGAGTTAATAAATGAACATATAGTAACAGAAATAGGTAAAATAAAACTAGAAGATATGTTCATGCAATCTATGGGGTGGAAGAGTGAAGGTAATAAAATACTCAACCAAGTACTAACAGATAATAAACAACTGATAGATGCTAAAGTAAAGGAAATATTCAAACCAACAGTGCAAAATACAGTAAATGAAAAAGAAAATAGATCTCAGTAAGGTAAAATATACTCTATCTACCTATAATGTAGACAGGGTGATAGAGTCTATCATAATGGAGATAAAACAGTCATATACCGGTATACCTAATGTACAGATAGCTAAACTAATGGGTATATCAGAAAGAACTCTCTATAGGTATATGATAGGTATGAATAAGAATGAAGCATTAATGTATGAAATAGTAGAAAATGGAAAAGAGTAAAGAATATCAACTGGCTATGATGATAGTCAACCAGATACTAGATATTGCTGAGGTATCAGTAGAAAAAAGGCAAAAAATAAATGATCAAGCTGATGAGTATGTATATAATATTATAGCTCCAATACAGAAAAAGGCAAATAAATGGGATAAACTGGATGCTCAGATACTAAAATGCTACCAAGATGAAAATGGTAAAGAATACAGTGAAGATGAAGGTGGGGATCTATGTACAATAGGAGAAATAGCAGCTATTGCCTTTGGATATCTATAAAGTAATATAGCATGATACTAACAGATAAAGAAATAGAACAGAGAGCAGAACTATATGCAGCTAATGTACCTGAAAACGATAATGACTCACTCTATAGTAGTGATGTAAGAGCATATAAAACTGCGTGGAAAGAATGTACAGAACATTATAGAGAACTGATAGGAGATGCTGAAAAGTGGAAAGAACTACAAAAGCAGGTAGAAAGTATAAGTAACATTACAAAAGATGCTATGTCATTTCATCTATCAATAGGAGAATATGTAAGTGAACTAATAAATAGAAAATAACATGGAAAAACAACAAATGAGAGACTACGATGATGCTATATCAACTATAGAGTGGATGAAAGATCGTATAGAGGAACTGGAGCAACAGGTTAGTGATCTACAAGATATAATAGAAGATAAAGATGAAGAAATAGAAGAACTAACACAACAACTACTAGACTCAAGAGTATGACAGACATTGAAATAACACAACAAGAAGATAGTATACATATACAAGCTATAACAGATAAAGGTATAGCATTCCTACAGGGTAACACAGAATCAGTACATCATATAAAAGCACTAAAGAGCATAGTAGCATTAGCAGAATCTAATAATATAACAGTACAAGTAAAATAAAAGAACAATGACAGAACAACAAAAGACAGGTATAGTACTACCTACTGTAAAGCAGGTACCAAAATCTCAGAACCCCAGAACACTAGTGCTGAGTGGAAAACATAAAGTCGGTAAAACAACTATACTACAAGAGCTACCTAACTGTCTGTTGATAGATGTAGAAGATGGATCAGCATATTATGAAGGTCTGGTAATGAAGTGTCCTAAGGAATATGGTCCTGTAAAGAAGTTCAAATGGCTAAAGGAAGTAGCTGCTACAATAAAAGAAGCAGGTCATCCATATGACTATGTAGCCATAGATACTATCTCACAACTAGATATGGACAGTGAGTGGTATGGTACATGGATGTATATGCACTCAGTAGCAGGTAAAAAGTTCAATAAGAAAACTGATAGTGATGGTAACCTAATCTATGGACCAGATAAAAAACCTATTCTACTACCACCTAATGATCCTGAATATGAGAGTGTTCTGTCACTGGGAAATGGCTATGGGTATAAATGGACTAGAGAAGCTATGATGGAAATATTTGATGTACTAAAAGATCTAGGTAAAGTATGTACTATATTCATCTCTCACGTAGCAGATAAAATGATAGCAGAAAAACAGGGAGAACAAGTAATGGTAAAAGATCTTGCTCTCACTGGTAAAGTACGTGATATCTTCCCTCGTCTGGTAGATGGTATAGCAACTGTGTGGAATGAAGATGGTCAGGTAATGATATCATTCGTAGCTAATGAGGAAAAAATAGGTGGTGTAAGATGTAAACATCTAAGAGGATATTCAGGACCACTGGACTGGAACTCGATTTTTCTGAAAGAAAAGTAGTATCTTTGACCTATGAAACACATAGGAAAAAGATCAGGAATATATACTATTACTAATAAAGTAGATGGTAAAATATATGTAGGATATGCAACTGTAATGTATACTAGATGTATAGAACACAGATCTAGTCTAAGGAATGATATGCACGGAAATCCTCATTTACAACATTCTTGGAATCTATATGGTGAGAAGTCCTTCTTATTCGAAGAGTTAGTAGAATGTCCTGTAGAACATCTAATATCAGAAGAAAACTATTGGTGTAATCTGTTAGATGTACATAATGATAAATATGGCTATAATATAGCCACAACAGGGCAAAAAGGACAAGTGAAAGCTAATCCTAGTTCTATAATAAAAAGACAACAGACAAGGAGAAAAAATGCTGAAAAGAGAGGATATTGGGTGTCTGAAGAATATATAGAAAAGAAGAAAAGAGAGATGAAAGGAAAACCTGTTCATCCTAATATGATAATCAAGAGTATAGAAAAGAGTAGTAAGAAAACTACCCAATATACTAAGGATGGTAAGATAGTAGGTATTTATAAATCTCAATGTGAAGCAGCTCGTATAACAGGTATAAATGATAGAGGTATAAATAATGCATGTATGGGGAAAATATCAACATCAGGAGGATATGTATGGAGATCTGGAGAAGACTCATTCGAAAAATACCCTGTAATAATAAATAAACCCATACCAGCTAAAGGTATAAGCGCAAGTAGACCCATAATACAATATAGCAAAACAGGAGTCCTAATAAAAGAATACCTCTCTCTATCTGATGCAAATAGACAAACTGGTATAAGTACACAAGTAATGAAAATACAAGCCGATGGTAAAATGAAAACATTAAATGGTAATGTAAAATACATATGGAAATGGAAAAAGTAATAAGATATTCATAAAAGAAGAAAATAACTAACATGAGTAAATCAGAAATAAAACAACTAGTAAAGAAAATCTGGGAAGAAGGTATAGTAGATGCAGATGAACTACGTCATATATATGATGCAACAGAAAGAAAGCAAAGAATAGAAGAACTATTCAAAGACTACTGGGAAGAAGAGGGAGATAAAATAACATATAAAATAGTACAAGAATAATAACGACTAAACACAAAGACAAATGAACTCAGTATTAGCAAATATTAAAGACAGGTTAGCTGAAATGGAAGCCAAAAGAAAGGAAATGGTAGAGGAAATACGTAAAGAGTTTCCAAATCTGTTAAAGCCTCTGTTTGAAAGATCAGAATTAATAAAATCAATATCTTGGACACAATACACTCCATATTTTAATGATGGAGATGAGTGTACTTTTAGAGTAAGTCATGATATAAATATAAATGGAGAATATAAAGATGATATATCTTGGTATTCTTGGAAGTATAAATATTTTGTACAAAAAGGAGAATATAAAGAAGAATCAGATGAGTGGAATTTAGAAGAATGTGCCATTGTAGAAGAGATAGAAAAAGTATTAGAAAATATACCAGAAAATTTCTACAAAGATCTATTCGGAGACCACTGTGAAGTAACTGTCAATTCTGATGGAACTATATCTGTAGACGAATATGAGCATGATTAATGGCAAATCCAGTAATACATTCTGAATCATCAGTTAAGAGATGGGGTGGAGTAATAGAAGATTATCTAAATATCCACAACAAAATGGACTGCTCCAAAGGAGTGATAGCAGATAACAGACATCGAGTATTGACACATACTATGTTCTGGGTAAAAGAGGTAATGGAACCTATATTCGGACTATTCATCACAAACTCAGATGGTAAAAAAGTATCTGTAAAAGATATATGTGAACAACATATTCTGGAAGATTACAAAATGAAGTTTATTCCTACTCCTCAAGACTTTATAGAAAATATGGAGTTCAAAGAATGGATGCAAAATGGAAAAGGTCAAGTACCTAATAGTTGCAAGTTATTATATAAAGAAAAAAATAGAAACAATAATCACAAAATAATAGACTAAAATGAACATTACAACAAGAAAAGTAGAACAGACAGAAGGTACATCATACTACCGTACAGGTATAGGTGAGTTCAAAGTGATAGCTATCAACCCTACTGCAGACAAACTCAATAAGCTGTTAGGTAAAGAAGCTAAAGATACAGACAAGGAAATTGAGTATCTATATGAAAAAGATGGTAAGGACCATGTAAAGATAGTATTCTGGGTAGAAGATGTAATATCTAAATGGAAGACTAAGATAGAGTTTGATATCACTGATGAACCTGCTACTACCAAAAGTGGTAATCCAATATGGGTAAATTGTGTACTAGATACAGCTAAAGTATCAGAACAGGCTATACAGAAATGGTTCAAGGAGTTCTATAAGAGTAAAGATGATAAGACTGTTATAGGTGAAAAGAAATACAGACAAGCTCTTGTAGGTGAGGCAGAACTATGTGGGTTCCTCAAAGCATGGATGAGTAGAACATCTCCTAGTGGTAATAGGGTAGACTGGTTCAGCCCAGAATGTAATATATTCATAGATACTAAGAAACTGTTCAGAGGTAAGTTTGATGAACTAACTAGTATATTCAACACCCCTGATGATGATAATATCACTGGCACTGTAGTATGTGCATGTTATGTAGATAGCTATGATAAAGATGGTCAGGTGAAATATGCTCAGAAGGTATGGCCCTACTACTTTGTAGCAGGATGGAATATGAAGAAGTTCAATCTGGCTGCTGACACTAACTCATGGATGGCTGATGCTGCTAGTAAGAAACTATATGAACAACTCAATGGTGAATATGGTATCAAGAAAGGGTTCATCATGGGTAAACTACAGCAGTTTGACCCTAAGAACCATGTAGAGGCTACTAATGAAGTAATACACTATGATACTACTACAACTGTAGATGATACGGATTATTGATCTTAATAACAACTAAAATATAGCAACAGATAGCAGGGGATATATGCCCCTGTTCTGTTGTTATAGATAATGTAATATAACAATGAAGAAAGAAGATATCAAAATAGGAACTAAAGTAATATACTGGTCTGTTATAAATGGTAAAGAAAAGATACATCCTGTAGACACAGTAATAGAATCAGAAATATGGGAAACAGGATCAGGAATGCCTCTATGTAAAGTAAAAGGAGTGTCAGGAGGAGTATATATCAATCATCTGGATAAAAGACCTACTACATTAGCAGGGTGGCAAAAAGTATACCCAGATGCAATACAGATAAAGGCTACTAGTACTAAGTTCTTGTCTAACAAGCAACTGAGAGAGTTCGCAGATATAGAGGGTAAAGCAGTAGTGTTACAAGATACCTCAACAGGTACATGGAGTAGTAAAAGTGGTCAAAAAGTAAATATAAGAGCTATAGTAAGTAAAATGGCATATAAAGATGAAAATAGCACACTGTAACTGCTGTGGAAAAAACTGGTATGATACTAATCCGGGAGAAAATAGTATAGAATATCTAGAAGATACAGAAATAGACGGAGAGCTGATATTACTAAAAGAAGATGAAGATGGTCCTACAGACTGGTACTGGGGATGTCCTGTATGTAAAACAGACGCATATCTAAAAGATAATAAAGATGAAGACTAGAATAGTAATAGAAGTTAAGAAAGATGAAGTAGTATCTATAGGTCAAATAGGATATGTAGAAGTAGTAGATGAAGTAGAGATAATCCTAATAGAGCATAGTAGACCAGATAAAAAAGATGTAGTATGTAAACTAGTACCTGACTGGCAATCTCCTACAGCAGCAGAAATGTATATAGATGAGCCAGAGGTACAAAAACAGATAAAGAAAATAGAAGAGGAAGAATAAACTGATAGAATGGTAATAGAGCAAGAAGAATGGAAATATGTAGATATAAAAGCACTAAGTAGGTATCTTGCAGATGCTGACTACAAAGAACAAACAAAAGGCATAGACACAGAAGTAGTACAAATGTACAATACTGATAAAGGTCTGTGTGTAGATAAGATAGTAGATGGTAAATTTGTATCCCTGTACCAACTACTCTATGAAGGGTACTATAATCTGATAAAAGAGTTCTGTAAATGAGAGAAGGAAATAATCATAACCTGCAAATATTAGGTATAAAGGCAGAATATACAACAGAAGACATTCTGTGGGATGATCTGAAAAACTATGTAGATAAATATGACAGTGGTCTATATGTTATAGATGAAAAGGGTCATATAAAAAGTGCAGAGGACTATCTGGAAAAAGATATACAACCAGAAAAAGAAATAATAACAATATACATTCAATATAGTGATGAGTATCTGAGTGAAGAAATATCTACAATGGGTGTAGAAGATATATTCTCAGGATATGACTGGAGACCAATATTAGACAATATAGAAATAAAGAAACAAGGTAGTCGTAAAATATTAGATACTCAAAAGATAGTATGCGATGTGATACTCAATAAATCCTATGATCATTGGAGTGGAGGCTATGAATATGATAGTGAAGTAATAGTAGTAGGATATATGAAAAAAGATCTACAAGTAGTATATACAAACAAAAACTATCCATTAAAACAAGAAATGTATCTATGAACAACTGGGTAATAAATCAACTAACAGGAGAATGGGAATCTATCAGAAGGATGGAAAGTAATGACTGGTCAATAATATCCAAAGTGTATGAACATCCCACTAAAGAAGGAGATAACAGTAGACTATATACTGAGCAAACTGGAGCAATGGCAAATAATGAGGTACTACAGTGGTCAGGAAGTATCTCTGGGAATAGCAGTACACTCAATATTCAGAAGAGATAGGAACCCCTCTATGGGATACTATATAGGAGAAGATAATAAACTCAGATACCATGACTATGGTGACAGTAGATATAGAGGTGATTGTGTAGATATGGTAATGCAACTGTATGGCCTAAACATGCAAGAAGCTCTTGAGAAGATAGCTGGAGACTTTGGACTACTACATAGTAACACTCAATATAAGAAAATAGTAGCTGACTACAGTAAACCTGTACTAGATAGAAGAAGAAGTGCATTCATACAAATGCTGGTAAAACAATATAGTAAAGAAGAGATACTATGGTGGGAACAATATGGTATATCCCTACAGCAACTAAAGGATGATAATGTATACTCAGTAAAACAAGTATATCTCAACAGGAAACTGTACCCTATACAGGGAATGACATTCGGATATTGGTACCCTGAAGGTGTGAAAATATATATGCCACAGAGAGAAAAAGAACAAAAATGGATAAGCTCTATAACTACCAGTAAAGTAGAGAATATAGAGAACCTAAAAGATCAACAGAAAGTCCTTATAGTTAAGAGCAAAAAGGATAGGTTATGTCTGACTAATATACTACCACAACATATAGCTATAATAGGAGTACAAAATGAGTCTATATCAGCGTTCTCTGATAGTCTGATAGAGAAACTAACAGGTAGAGAAGTATGGCTCTCATATGATAATGATCCTCCGGGAAAGAAAGCATCTCTCAGGATAAACCAACAATATCAATGGATGAAACACATCAATGTTCCTGATATATGGTATGAACAAAAGGGGTACAAAGATTGGTCAGATATGGTAGCCGGAGGATATAAAGAAGAAGTAATAAAACACATGACGATAAAAAAACTGATATGATAATAAGTAATGAACCTACAGATACTATACTGGTGGGAGCTACTGTATGCAGTGACTGGGACCATTGTAACTGTGCAGTAGTGTATATAGATGATGATATACTAGATAGATGGAGAAAGTGGGATATAAAAGCTACAGAACTAAGGAATGTAGAAGGTAGTGGGTTCTTGTTCTTAGCTATAACAGAAGATGCAATATTCCTAGACTCTGGTAATGGAGAAATTGAGGACATACTACGGAAACAGAACTGGGTATATATTATACTGGAAGACGGAGACCTTGAAGAACTACCAGAACAGAAATATAACTGCCATGAGATGAAGTACTATGGTAATGGAGAAGTATGTTGGGTAGCGTATGGCAAGAACACAGGAGACGAGTTCTATACTGATACAATAAATATAACTGAGATAAAATGACAATATAGACTAGATATAATATGTGGGATATGGTGTGGTATCTGGATGTAAATAAGGCTAAATGTAATCAGATAACTGCAATTACAATAAGTGTAGAAGGAAATAATCTACCGGATGATGTGTGGATAAGATACACAATAGATAAAACTAACTACAGTGAAAAAGAACTATTCTCATCAAAAGAAGATCTGATAGCATCACTATGAATACAATAGAACTAACAGATAGAGACTATCAAGACTACTGGGATATGAAAGGGCTAGTAGATAGCTATCTATATCCTGTACGATGTAAGGGTGGTAGAATAGTAAGACGTGACTACCAGTGTAGTCATTGTCACTCAGAGAATCCCACAAAACTATGTAAAGAACCAATGACAGAATGTCTGACAAGAGAAGATGATGAAGTAACAATAGAAATAGTATCATGAAACCACTGAAACAAGTTATAGTAGATATACA